CGCGTTAGGTGTGAGTCGTGCCGCATAGAAAGCAACCGCACCGGCCGGAGGGCTCGAGAGCCTGCAAGGCGATCTCCCCCGAGCTTGATCCGGCACTGTCATGAATGTTCGGGTGGAAGAGCTGATCGACTGGAAGAACCCAGACTACGCGGCGATCTTTCGCGAGCGCGCAAGGCGCTTCGCATGGTTGCGCGCCAATCCGGACAAAGTGCCGGCGCTTCGCGGGTGGTATCGCGAACATGTTGCGGACTTTATCTCGGAATGGGGCGTGACGATCGATCCGAGGAACGTTGCGAAGAACCGGCCGGCCTATCTGCCCTTCGTGCTGCTGCCGAAGCAGCGCGAGCTCGTGGACTGGATTGTAGAGCGTTGGCGCAAGAACGAGTCCGGCATCGTCGAGAAGTCGCGAGACGTGGGTGCGTCATGGGTAGCCATGGCGGTGGCGGTGTCCATCTGCCTGCTTCACGAGAACGTCATGGTCGGCGTGGGCTCCGCGAAGGAGGACAAGCTCGATCGCACGGGCGATCCAGATACGCTGTTCTACAAAGCACGCACGTTCATCGAAAATCTGCCGGCCGAGTTTCGCGGCGGGTGGAATGCCGGCCAGCATTCCATGTACATGCGACTGCAGTTTCTCGCCACCGGCTCGAGTATTACCGGCGAGGCCGGCAACAACATCGGCCGAGGAGGGCGCAAGTCGTTCTTCATTCTGGACGAGTCCGCGCATATCGAGCACCCGGACGCCGTGGACGCATCCCTCATCGCCACTACCGATTGCCGCATTGACATTTCCAGCGTCAACGGCATGGCGAACTCATTCGCGCTACGTCGACATTCTGGGAAGTTCCCAGTATTCACGTTCCACTATCGCGACGACTTGAGGAAGACTCAGGAATGGATAGACGCCAAGCGCCTGGCGAGTGATCCAGTCATCTGGGCATCCGAGTACGATCTCAACTACACCGCCTCTGTCGAGGGCGTCATCATCCCGCAGGAGCTGGTGCAGGCGGCTGTCGACGCCCATACCAAGCTCGGTATCAGCGCGAGCGGTCCGCGGCGCGGGTCTTTCGACGTAGGCGACACTGGGGATCGGTGCGCCTTTGCGGCCCGCCACGGCGCTCTGGTAACGCACTGTGAGAGCTGGAGCGGGGTGGGCTCGGATATCTTCAAGAGCACCGAGCGGTGCTTCATGCGCTGCGACGAGTGGAACCTCGACGGCTTCGACTACGACGCAGACGGCCTAGGCGCGAGTGTCCGAGGAGACGCGAATCAGATCCGTGAGCGCCGGGCGGTTGCACGACGAAGGGCGCTGAGGATAGGCACATTCCACGGCAGCGGCGCCGTGTTCGATCCCGAGCGCAAGGTGCCAGGAACCGACTTGCTCGCGCAGGACATGTTCCAGAACCTTAAGGCTCAGTCGTGGTATCTGCTGCGACAACGATTCCTCAACACCTTCCGTGCGATCACCGGTCAGCCGTACGACAAGGGTTACATGGTCTTCCTGTCGTCCGAAATGCCGGAGCTCTCGAAGCTCACCATTGAGCTATCCCAGCCGCAGTGGAAGATCTCCGGCACCGGCAAGCGTGTGGTAGACAAGACACCCGAGGGCGCACACTCACCCAACCTCGCGGACGCACTGATGATGCTGTTTGCGCCGCAGCGGCTCGCGCTCGTCATTGATCCGCGCATTTTCGAGGAGTAGATGAAATGCCACTGACTCACAAGGGCGAGGAGATTAAGAAAGCGCTCACCAAGGAATATGGCGCCAAGAAGGGTGAGCAAGTGCTGTACGCCGGCAAGAACAAGGGAACGTTCACGGGGATCGATGAGTCACGCCAGCAAGCAAAGGATTTGCTCGAGGGTAAATACGTATCCGGTCGCGACCGCAAGAGGGCGCGGTGAAGGCCAATGGTGCAGTACCCGCGGTTCCCGCACGGGAAGTTCGATGGGTCTCCATGCCATCGCCAGGCGGCGGCAAGATCGTCTTCACCACGGTAGGGGGCGAATATCTCGGGGCGCTCGTATACGAGTGTATTGATGCGCAGGCGCTTTTGATCATGGCGAATCAGTTGCGTGAGTTAGCTGCAGCGACAGCTGGCAGCGTCCAGATTGCCTCGCCGCTCATGGTGCCACCGTGACGAAGAAGCAAAAGCCTTCGCCGCTCACCTGGGCGCAACTGCTGTCCATGACGCCGCAAGAGCCACCGGACCCAGCACGCAAGCCAATTGCCCTGCCTGCGGTACCCTTCAAAGTCGAACGCACCGCCGAGCAACGCGCTGAGATGGCCATGGATGATGCCAGCGGCGGTTATCCATACGGAGGGTACCTCGGCGGCCAAACTGTCGCCGGCCAATTGAACTTCGGGCTGTACTTCCCTGGGTATCCATATCTTGCCGAGCTTGCGCAGCGCTCAGAATATCGCCAGCCGGTCGAGACGCTGGCGAAGGAGATGACGCGGCAGTGGATCACGTTCAAGAGCAAGGGCGGGGGCGACAAGGAGGAGAAAATCGCCAAGATCGAGGAGGCCTTTGAGCGCCACAACGTACAGGCACTCTTTCGGAAAGTGACCGAACTCGACGGTTTCTACGGCCTCGGAATGATCTTCATCAAGATCAAGGGTCACAAGGAACTGAACAACCCGCTCGTCATCGACTCGCGCTCGATTGAAAAGGATTCGCTCGAGGGCTTCAATACCATTGAGCCGATGTGGATTACACCCCTTGTATGGAATTCGATCGATCCCACGATTCCGACTTTCTACAACCCTCAGCAGTGGGTAGTCCTCGGACAGACCATTCATTCCTCGCGGCTCCTCAAGTTCATTTCCCGCGAAGTTCCGGACATCATCAAGCCCGCATACAACTTCGGCGGCATCTCACTCACGCAGCTCATCGACCCGTACGTGCAGCGTTGGCTGAAGACTGTCGATTCTGTCAATCGTCTGATCAACAATTTCTCGATCATCACGCTCGCCACGGATATGTCGGCGATTCTGCAGGGTGGTGGCCCAGAGGTGTATGCAGGCCTCCTCGATCGCATGCGTCTGTTCAGCAAGCATCGCGACAACCAGGGTATCTTCCTGCACGACAAGATGAATGAAGAGCTGAGCCAGGTCGCTGTGTCGCTTGCGGGCCTTGCCGAGCTGCAAGCGCAATCGCTCGAGCACATGGCCTACCCGACACACGAGCCGCTCGTCGTGCTGACGGGTGTCACGCCGTCGGGCCTTAACGCCACATCGGAAGGCGAAATCGACGTGTGGCACAACTGGGTGCATTCGATGCAGGAGCAGTTCTATCGGCCGAATCTCGAACGCGTCATGAGGATCGTTGAGCTTGATCTCTTCGGCGCGATCGATGATGACATCACATTTGACTTTGAGCAGTTGAAGGAGGTCGATGGAGAAGCGCTCGCACGAATCCGCAAGAGTGATGCCGAGGCAGCATCGGTCTACATTCAGGACGGCGTGGTGGATGCGCAGGAGGAGCGCGAACGCCTGGCGAAGGATCCTGACTCTGGATACGTCAACCTTGATGTGAACAAGGTCATCGAGCCGCCCGCACTCGAAGGAAATGACGATGAAGAAGCCGACTCAGTCGCCAAAGCCTCTGACGCTTAAGCCGGTCGTTGCGGCGGTGACGATGATTCTCGCAGCAGCGTATTACCGCAAGCTCATGCGCGAGCAGATCGCGAAGGCCCAGAAGCTCTAGTGCTCACCCGTGAAGAAACCAGAATAAAAGCCATACGGCCGAATGCGGGTGTCGAGGCGGCCTATCGTCGCGCGCTGCAGGCGCTGGTGCGCGAAATAGCGCAATCCATGCTCATCGAAGTGCGTGAGGCATATAAGCGCGAGGCGCCGGCCATCGGTTTCGCTTCAGACTCTTCGGATATTCTGCGTGACACGCTGAACCGCTGGGCGCAGATCTGGGAAGAGCGCATTGAGCCCATTGCCACTGGCATCGCACACGCATTCGCTCACCGCTCGAGTACCCATCTTGACGCCGCTTTTCGCAAGGTCTTGCGAGACGCTGGCTTCACGGTGCGCTTTCAGGCCACGCAGGGCATGGCAGAGGCCTTTCGGGCGGTGCTCGCCGAGAACGTGAACCTCATTAAGTCGATTCCGTCGAAGTTCCTGACCGAAGTGCAGACTGCCGTGTGGCAGGCCGTCATGAAGGGCTCAACCCTCGGTACGCTCTCGCAGACGATCCAGGCCCGCTATGGCGTCACCTATCGGCGCGCAGCGCTCATTGCGCGGGATCAGTCGGCCAAAGCCAAGGCGGTCATGGAGCAGGCGCGCCGCTCCGAACTCGGGATCACCGAAGCGATCTGGATGCACAGCCACGCGGGTAAGGAGCCACGCCCAACGCATGTACGCATGAACGGCAAGCGCTACAAGATCAAGGTAGGCATGTGGGATAGCGCCGAAGGCGAGTTCGTGTGGCCCGGAACGCTTATCAACTGCCGATGCACCTCGCGTGCAATCCTGCCGTGAGCGCGAAGCTCCTAGAACTCGACGGTGCAACCGATGCAGTCGACTATGCCTGGCGGCAGTTGCACGGCGAACCGCACCCGGTGCCGTATGAAGCGCGTGGCAAGACGACTCTCGGGTGTGGACAGAACGGCTTTCGCGCGCAGATGACCGAGCAGATTCGCCGCAGTCGCGGGCCGATTCACCAGAAGAAACGGGACCGCAACATTTAAAAAAGCATTTAGCTGCGGTCAAGCTATTGCAATTTGCGCGGACTTTCTTTCTGTTAGGTCCGTGCATGACAGACCCCAACCCACTTCGCGGTCAGGCGCGTGCCTCGCAGTACGCGCTCGACCGCTCTTTGCGCTCGGTGGACGCCGACGGCCACATGCGCGTGGAAGAGTCGCGCATCTCGAAGGCGAACGTATCGCCCTATCGAGGGTCGGAAATTCCGAACTGGCAAGCGCTCGGACTCAATCCGAACCGTGTCTATCGCCTGTATCGCGACGCCGAGGAACTCAAGCAAGCCGCACAGTCCTTCGAGGGCAAGCCGCTGCTCATTCGGCATGTGGCGATCGACGGCGATACGCCGCGACGGGAACTGTGGGTGGGGACTGTTGGGAAGGTCACGTACGAACACCCGTACTTGGTCGCCAGGCCGCTCATGGTGCTGACGCGCGAGGCGATCGAGCTCATCGAATCCGAGGAGCAGCGCGAGCTGTCCTCTGCCTATCGGTACGACGCCATCATGACGCCGGGGAATATCGACGGGCAGGCCTACGACGGCCGAATGATCAACATTCGCGGCAATCACGTCGCGATCGTATCCGAGGGGCGGGTCGGCCCTGATGTGCATGTGGCAGATGAGAAGCCCAAGGAATTTCGCGATATGAAGAACCTCAGCTTGATTCAGCGACTGCTGCCGTTCCTGCGCTCAGGAGCAAGTCTCATTGCGCTCGACAAGGCACTGGGCGAGGTACCGGCAGAGTCCGTGATGACGCTCGATGCTGCCGAGATGAAAGCGGCAGAGGATGAGGCGAAGAAAGCGGCCTGCGATGCGCGTGGCGCCGATGCTGAGCCTTCCGAGGAAGAGAAGGAAGAGGCCTACGAGCGCGCGCGCGATCGCAAGGCCAAGGACAAAAAGGCGAAGGACGCCAAGGCCGCTAAGGACAAGAAGGCAAAGGATGAGTCCGAGGAGGAGGAGAAAGCCAAGGACGAGTCCGCGCACAAGGATGTCGGCGAAGTGAAGGGCAAGGACAAGAAGGCGAAGGACAGCGAGACCGATCACCGTAAGGATTTTGATCCAGCGAAGGACGGCGTGACGAAGGACGAGCTGCCCGCGATTCTCAAGGCGCATGGCGACAAAGTGCGCGCCGAAGTGCGCGCTGAGATGCAGGCGCTGCAGGTAGCGCGCGAGGCCGTCAAGCCCATCGTCGGCACTGTCTCCATGGCGCTCGACTCATCCGAGGGCGTCTACAAATTCGCGCTCGAGCAGCTGGGCGTCAACCTGAAGGGTGTGGCGCCAGAGTCGTACGCGACGCTCTTCGAGGTGCACCAGAGCGCCACGAAGAAGGGCAGCAAGCCCGCGCCGGTTGCAATGGATTCGAGCAACGTCATCGACTTCGATACCGAATTCAGCCTGAAGCGTCGAGCCTGAGAGGAACCCGATCATGCCTGCAGTTACCAGTCCCGACGGCTTTCAGACCACAGTCGTCCGCATGCCCTCGCCGGGCATTCCGGGCGACTTCGCTGGCGCGAACATCCGGGCGAGCCTCATTGGCGGTCCGGGTGCCTACGTCGCATCTCCTGGCGGTGTACTCGTGGGCGCCATGGCGTGGGCCAATCCCGCGACCGGTATCGCCTCGAGCTACTACCAGCCGAATTCCTTTGTGGGCTTCGTGCACCGCGAGGGCCAGGCGCTCATTACGCAGTTCCTGGGCTTCAGCGGACTCACAATCCCGGGCGGCTATGGCGTCACGCTCTTCCAGCAGGGTGAGTTCTGGGGCCTCTTCTCTGGCGGTTGCACGCCTGGGCAGAAGGTCTATGCGAGCGCCGTCGGCGGTGCGCTCTCGGGCAATACGACCGGCAACTCGGTCACCGCGAGCAACACCTCGGTTACGACCTCGGGCGGGAATACTCTGACGCTCGTCGGCTCTACCACGGGCACCGTGGCGATCGGGCAGGTGGTGGTAGCGGCAGGCCTTCCGGCCGGCACGTATATCACCGGCGGCTCGGGCACCTCGTGGACGATTGCGAACTACGACGGCACGACTATTCCGGTTGTGACGACGGTCGCAGCGACTTTCTACGGTGTGCAAGAGACCGGCCCGCTGGCCGGTGCCGGTTCACAGAGTGGCTGGGCCTGCCTGCAGACGATTCTCGCGCCGGTGTCCTTCACTGCATCCCTTGCGGTACCGGCCGCAGGCGTCGCGTTCGGTGTGCTCACGGTGACTGCGATCTCGGGCTCCGGTGTGCTCTTGCCTGGCCAGTGGATCTCGGCAACCGGTGGCGGAGGGCTCCCGGCAACGGCGAACGTGTCGATCCTCGAGCAGCTCACGGGTACCGCGGGCAGCACGGGCACGTATCTGACGACCAACACGTACTACACGGTTACTTCAACCAACACGTTCTCTGCGGCCGTTGGTCAGGCCGGCAAAATCAGCTCCTGGGTGGTGTGACACCATGACTACATACAGCGTTTCGGGTCGCGAACTTGCCAGGCCGGAGAACTACAATCCGGCTGCCATTGCTCGAGCAATCGAGAAGCGGCTGAGGGCCGGCGAGCGCGATCGGGTTGCAGCCTGGGGGCAGGCGCGCGGCATCCACGCTTTCGATGCGCGCGGCGGCGGTATGCAGATCATGACGGCCGATCAAGCACTCGCCATGGACGATGTGCAGTCGCCGACGATCACGACCGCCTCTGGTGGCATTCCCTGGTTCCTCGCGAACTGGTTCGACCCGAAG